ATTTCAGGATATTTATTTTGGAGTTTTGATATTTTCTGAAATGTTTTCTTCCATTCATCTACATCTCTAACCTTAAATAACTCTTTTTGCATAAAGTTATCAGCGGCAAAACCTTTACCCGAGCCAGCACCACCGGCTAAAAATACAATTTGGCCGTATTTCTTACCATTCGATAAGGTGATGAGTTTTTCAGTTAAAAGATGACGTTTAAATCCAAACATTTAATTCCGTATATTTGTAAATATATAGTCTTATTTATAAACTTTTGATTATGTCATCAAGGTCTTTAATAGTACTCCATTTTTTAAGCTTACGAAGTTTGGCTGGCACCCTCCTCATTATTCTATCCTCATCAAGCATACCCTGATGCGCTAAAATAGTCAACATCGCAATAACATCTCCTATTTCCTTTTCAAGATTTTTTAAATTATCCTTTTCAGGCCCAAACCGAAGTATCTTTGATACCTCTTGTTGTACCTCAGCACATTCTTCAGCCAGTATTATCAGTGCTTCGTTGTTCACTTTTATCACCTATAATATAATCACCTGCTTTTACTGCATCATCTAATACTAATTTAAGAATTTCACCAACCATTTTATTAAATTTTGGCTCACCATGAGGGTCTTCATCTACCCAGTCTTCAACATTATAATCAAAGTCAATAGACTCAGTACTTTCATTTAATTTAATGGCTTCATACTTATATACAACTCCATGATATAACCCACCCTCTAATTTAATATACCAATGTTCTTGATCAAGATCCTTTTCAACAAAGGACCATTTATCATATAATTTTTCTCGTATCATGCTTGGCATCTTTTGCTATTTGGTCGTCGTTTACATCTATAAGACCCATGACTTAATGTCTTTTTACTAATACAATTACCATTATGGTCCTTACGTCTTTTTACATATTTAACTGCTGATTTACTCATTTTATCTCCTTCCCATTTCAAATACATTTCTTACATTAGCATATTTTTGTCTAATATCTTCTTTTGATTTACCTAATATAATTCTTCCTACCCCATCATGAAATAATACACAATATTGTTTAAGTATCACTTTCTTTTAGAATTGCACCTAATTGTCTATACAATTTATTATATTTATGTTCCCATGTTAATGCGACTTTTCTTTCATCATTAAACATAGCTTCAAAATCAGGTTTCTTTTTAAATATATTATTAACTCTTTCTCTATATTTCGATTTAATTTTATTAATCATATTACCCCTCAAGTTTAAAAATAGTAGCAATTGCTTTAGCACATTCTCTGGCAACCTCAATATGTTCTTTCTGTGTCCCGTGTGATGATCTTAAATCAATGTAATGGATCCATGAACGAATAGTACCATTCATATACATCCTACTCATTGTGTTACCTTCTGGTAATACTACCCTTGCTTGTTCTTTAGCTATACCATTATTTATGGCGAAATCATAAGCCTCCAAAGCTGCCCTAATTACATTCTCTTGTTTAATTCTCCACATACCTGATAGTGTTTCATCAGTATTTTCTACTGAGTTCTGTCTATTAGTCTTATCCTGTAAACGTGCTTCACGTAACATGAATGCTAAATCATTAGTTGGATCTGCATATCTTTGAGAGAACTCTTGGAATGAAAATGATCTATGTCGTAAGATTTGTCTGGCAATATCTCGTGTAGTGTTAATTTCAATACAAGCACTTGCCATTTCAAGCGGTGACCAATGTTGATGTTTAACTAAATACCCAATAAGTTTAGTTGCCGTTTCAGTGTTATATTGATTTGCTGGATTACTTACCCTAGCACAATATGCTACTAGATCCATTACATCTTCTAAACCCTCCTTTTTAAATTCCCTAGAGGGTTGAGAATAACTAACTAACCTAGCGCTAGTAATTGTTCTTGAGTGGTCTATCTTAGGATTCTTTTCATATCCTTCTACTGTTCTACTTCCCATTATATTTTAAATCCTTCAAAGTTGTTAGTAGTACTAGTATTTTCACCAGTACCTAAATTTAATGATTGAGCTGAATCCTCAACATCATATAGCCTCATCTTAGGTCTATCAATACCTACAACAAATTTCTTTGTCTTACCTGTAGGATCATTATATCTATTTTTTAATTGCTTCACCATCATTTGATTTAAATTCTCTAACTCTTCAGTAGAGATTAAAGCAAACATTAGATCTGCTGTGGCAGGTAAACCAAATGACTCACTTGTATCTTCAAGTCCTACATCTGAATTACCATAACCACTTCTTGTGGTCTGTGTTGCTGATAGAATTGGTACATTATTCTCAATAGCTAAGCCTCTTAACTCTTCAGCAATTGCCTTAACATATTGATATGATCCACCAGCTCCATCAGCTTTCATTCTACTTGATGAGCAAATGTTTAAATAATCTATACAGATTAAATCTGGTCTAAATTCTTTCTTTAACTTAAGCTCATTGAGTAATGCCCTAAAATGACTTGCATTAGCAGCACCGGTAGGATATTCTTTAATGATTAACTTACCAATACCACCATCTGTTATCTTATGTAATTTCTTATCGAACATATCTTTACTTAAACTTTCAAGTTGATCAATAGGAACATTCATTAGATTAGCATCAATTCTTTCTGCAACTCTTTCCTCACTCATCTCCATAGATATGTATAAAACATTTTTCATTTGAGTAAGAGCACCGGCAGCGACATGACACATAAAGAGAGATTTACCTACACCCGTACCAGCCAAAGCAATATTCAAACTCTTATTGACAAGACCTCCTTTGGTGATTTTATTAAACATTTCCAAATCGAATGGTAAATGTTCTTCCTCTCTATGGTAGAATTCATATCTATCATCTGAGTTATCAATATAATCATGGCCAATATTAGTATCAAATGATACAGATAATGCCTTAGATAATAACTCAGGTAAAGCATTCTTTTGAAGTGTATCATGTTTACCATCAATGATATTGATAGATTCCATAATAGCTAAATAAATAGATCTATCCTGGCACCATCTTTCTGTTTGATGTACCAACCAATCCTTATTAGTATCCTCCAAAGGTTTATCTAAAACTCCCAGAATAGAAAATACTTCGGCCACTTCATCTTGCCTAATATCTTTATTCTTTTGAAGTTCAATATTTAATGCTTCTATATTTGGTAACTTCTCATAAGTATTAACAAAGGATATAATCTCATTGAAAATAGTTTTATGAGGTGAATCAAAATACTTTGGCTTAAGATGTGGTATAGTAGTCCTGGTATAATCCTCATCTTGGATTAAATGTTTAAGTATTAATGTTTCTAAATTCATTCAGAGATGTCACCTTTAATCATTGCTGCGTGGCCAATTTCATACTTATTCTTTAAAAAGTCTTTAAATGCTTGATTATTAAGAATAGGTTCCCAGAACTCACCATTAAGAGCTTTAGCCCTAAGCTTATCTTCAGATACTTCACCTGTACTCACATCTACCTTTGAATACCAACCCATAGTAGGTTTGACAACAAATCCACCTTCAAGTGCAGCATCTAATAAACCAGTGTATCTATTAATACCACCTTCCCAAGTAACTGAAATAGGAATCTTACTTTTCTCTTTAACAAATCTACTCTTTTCAATATTAACAATGAAATTATAACCTTTAATGTCCTTACCTTCTTTCTCTTGTTGTCTACCAATGATCCAAATGTTATCAGCCGAGTAGTAAATTCCTGTACCACCAGAAACAATAGCTCTAGAAAACATCTCCATTGTTTGATATGTATGGTTAACTGCAAGCATTGGAATATCTCTCATTGAAAGATATGGCGTGCACATTCTGAATAGACCTTTAAGGGCTTTAGCACGAGACATATCAGCAACACTCTTCTCATTCTTAGCATCTTCTAATTCTTTTTTGGATGCAAGATTACCAATAGAGTCAATAACAATAATAACCTTATCTTCCTTTTCAATTGCTTCTAACTGGTTAACCACATCAAACTTTAGCTCTTCAACATCAGTAATTGGTGTATGTAATACTCTACTAGTATCAATGCCAAAACTTTCAAAGTAACTTTGTGGGGAACCAAATTCTGAATCATAGAATAACATAATAGCATCTTCATGCTTCTTAAGATATGCCGCGGCCATTAATAGTCCAAATGAAGTCTTAAAATGCTTCGATGGTCCTGCCAGTACAGTTAAGCCTGAGGTTAAACCGCCATCAGGATCACCAGACAATGCTACATTAATCATAGGGACTTCCGTAGGTACCATATCCTGATTAGTAAATAGTTTAGACTTATTTAGAATTGCCGATTCTTTAATTCTACTATTCTTTTTGAGTTTATCCATTATTCCCATATTATTTGTTCTCCTTTACAAACATGCCTTCAGGAGTTAAATATCCTTTCCGGTCTTTAATTTCTTCATATGCTTGGCCAATACATTCTTCCATATCGACACCATAAATTCTACATACACCAATTAATGTTACATAAATATCTCCAATAGCATCCATTACATCATGCTTATCATCTCTATTTAATGCATCAAATAACTCTGTTAATTCTTCCAACGATTTAACTGCTTGAGTTAATGGTGAACTATTTTCAGTAATTTTTCTTTCATCAAACCATCTTTCAATGTGTACATTATATTTGCTCATTTTTTATTTCCTATTTAATTCAACATAGTATATATTATAACATACTTTGGTGCAAAAGTAAACCCTAATAGTGAACTTTTTGTTCTTTTTCTCTATCATCTAATTCATACAGAGATCTATATTTATTATTGGCTTTGATTGTTTCAGCCAATACGGTAAATTTATTATTTGAAAAATCTAATAAAGCAGTTGTATCTTTAGGAAAACAAGCTCCACCATAGCCTCTACGACCATCCGGGCCAGGTACTTGCATATGTGAATATGTAATCCTTGGATCAGCTCCAAGTGCTTGAGTAATATTATTAAAGCTTACATTATGGGTTTTACACATATCATAGAATTGATTAAAGAATAATACTTTAGTAGCCAAGAAAGAATTCATACCATACTTAACAAAGCTTGCCTCCTTAGGTGTCATATGGAATTTAGGGGCAGGTTTGCATATAGAATTATTTAGGTAATATTTTTCAAGTTGTTTTGTATCTTCAATATCACCACCAAATACATGATGAGTTGCATATTCAAAATCATGTTTAGCATTAGCCTCAGTTAAGAACTCAGGATTATATACAAAATTGTCATGAGATTTATATAGCTCATCTACAATCTCAGGTGTAACTGTTGATTTAAGAACAGTAATAGTTTTGTATTTACCTTTAATTTCGCCCATAACCTTCTTAACGATTGATGCATCGATTGACCCATCGATACACATAGGTGTAGGCACACAAATGAAAGTCACTTCAGGCTCAGCGTCTATGACGTCCTGAGTATTAGTATTCATAAGTGGGTCCGAAATAATGATTTCATTATCATCCGTAGTAAACCCATAACCTGCTGCCTTACCAACAAATCCATATCCAATTATTCCAACTTTTATTTTATTCATATAACATATCCTTTTTCTCTAATACGAGCCTTCCAGCCACCACCTTTTACTTGTTCTTCTAATTGGAGTTTAATCCAAGACTTAAGTTTATTATCAGTTAAACCAATTAAAATCACCTTTATATCTTCTTCGTTTAAATTATTTAGTTGCATTTTATTCTCCTATAAACTATTGTGCATAACATATTCTATGGCCCTTGCGGCTTCTTTATCTAATGGTCTATTTTTATACCAATTACCTGTATCCATGTCTAGACCTTTACATAAATTTACAACTTCATTTATTGAAATTGGGTAATTTCTTTTTGTTGCTGAATAAGCAATTGAGATCATAATCTGGTACATCTTATGATACCAACCAGTACCAGAAATTGTGTTATAATCCTTAATCATTTTCTTAGAAACAAATGGACAATCCTTATAGTTATTCCATGATATAGTAGTATTAGTTAATCTTGATTTCCTCTCACTTATTATAGCATTTCTAATTGCTTCTGGTAAGTTATCAAATAAACCTTTTGGCTTTTCTATATATGAATGCTTATTCATTAGATCAAATGGATTAATATGTTCACCTTCATTTGTAAAGATAAAATTATTAGCATCTTTATATAAAGCTGGAATATAATACATCCTACTCATGTCTTTAGTTTGAATATCTCCAATTTCACCTAACTCAGTATTTAGTGCAAACCAAAAATGACTAATATTATTAGACATTACTTCATTAGTTAGAGGAAATACTAATCTAAATTTTGGATGTTCTTTAGTAGATGAAGCTGTTGAGTAACACACAAAATAATACTTACCATATTTTTCTTTTAATTCTGATTTAAGATCACCTTCAAATTTATGTTCATCTACATCTACTGCGGCCCAACCTTCCCACGCCACTACATTTAAATTAGCTCTTGTAGTTTCATTTTTATATGAGGCAGGAGATATTAGTTGAGCATCTGTCTTTGATTCTTTTGGCTCTTTAGCCAAATTATATAATAGGTTTTCTAACTCATCGAAAGTATCAAATGCTACTATTTTATTAATCTTATTATCGTATAGAGATTTAAATAAGGTTAGTTGGTAATTCATTAATATAATCCTCTAAATGATAATTTTGAGTCCATCCTAATTCTTCTATCTTATCTGTCATAACAGGTCCTGCCATTCTATTTCCAGGTCTTTCAGGTAAATATTGAATTGTAGAAACATGAGCTTTAATAGCAAATAATTCTGCCAGTTCATTGATACTGTAACTGGTTGCCGAACCTATACCATAACCATCACCGTGTCCTTTTTCACCAATTAGTAATAGACCATTGATAGTATCATTGACATGGGTAAAGTTTCTTCTTTGTGTGCCAGGTAATACAACAGTAAACTTATCTCTATTCTTAAGCTTATCTTTAAATAAAGCAACCAATGTTGCATATTTACCTGAGCTAATTTCTCTATTGCCATAAACATTATAGAAGTAAGTAATTGCATAATCAATACCAAACCACTCACCATAATTCTTAACCAATTGAGTATTAGTAGACTTAGCCCAAGCATAAGGACTTTGATTCTTACCTATACCATTATCAGCAAACTTTGTAGATGAACCGGCATAAATTAGTTTCGCTCCAGTCTTCCTAACATATTCTAATACAGCAAAGGTCCCGTCTTTATTATATTCCCAAACCTTTTGAATATCATCAAAGCTTTGTTCTACCCTAGAGTATTCACCAAGGTGATAGATAATATCTGGTGTTACATAACCAAAAGCAGATTTTTCAATGTCTTTAGTATTACCTCTTATATAAATTACCTTATCGACATGATTATCTTCTGAGCCAGTGAAGTAATTATCTAAGCTCCATACTTCATTATGCTTTACTAATTCCTCACATAAATTACTACCGATAAAGCCAGCCCCGCCAGTGACTAAAATCTTTTTACCCTTCATCATCAATCCACCTAAGTAATGAATTTTCAGTACTATCTACTCGTGGGAACCAAGTGTATTTAGACTTCTTAGTAATGTGAGGTTGTCCAATTAACTTTGCAAACTCAGCAATGTCTTCATCATTCCTAAATCTAACTCTCATCATATGATATGCTTCATCATTTTCTTGGACATACTCTGGCATATCTTCCCAGCCATTCCACTTGTTTCTTTCTTCTTCCTGTTCAGTAATTACAAATATGTTATCACTCATTTTTCTGCCTCCGCTGTTATCATTTTTAATCCATAAGTATTAATTCCATACTTAGGTATATAGTCATCTTTATATTCTAATGGTTGCTTAAATACTCTGTAATTAACTAAGTGATGACATCTACCCCATCTTATAATTACTTCAACCACATCTGGATGTTGAGCCTTAAGCGACTCTGCAAATTCTCTACGATTATCAGAGCTTTGCCCATCCTTCACTTCATAAACTTCTTCCGTATTACCACCTTTCATAGAGTGAGTTGCTGCCTTACCACACAAGTAAGCATTAAATAGAATAGTTCTATATCCAGACTTAAGTACACGTAAACTTAAATCTGTATCTTCATTATACTTACCACGCCATCTATGTTCAACAGAATTGTTAATAAGAATGCATGAATAAATTCTTGTGTTAAGATAGAATGGAGCTTTCTTTTGAGACCTAGGGGCAAAGAATGCATAGTTCATACCTGACATTCCAATGTCCTTATATCTATCTGTAAAGATTTCACATAATCTAAATGTGGATCCCGATGTAACTCTTACCTTTAAATTTCTATTTAGTCTATAAAAATGTCTAATGTTATCATCTAAAATCCAATGCTTCTTATGACCTTCTTCAATTGAATGTCTCCAAACCCAATTACGTACTGGAATAGAACCACCAAGTCTACCATCCACATCTGGGAAAGCCAACTCAGGATCTTCTCTAAAACCTTCAGGTAATATTAGAATCTTAGCTGGATCAATCACAGCAGCATAGTCATCATATTCTGATTTTTCAATTACAATTCTATAAGGCACGCCAATCTCTTCTAGAGTCTTGGATGTCATTCGGGTGTTTGCTCTACCCTTAGAGATAATGTATACGGGATATTTTGGATTCATATTCTTTTTTCCTTTTTTATATATTATATTATATCATATTTAGTATCAAAAGTAAACCCCTTTTTTAAAAAAAATCATCAAGGGATATTGTTTTTTCTATTTCCCACCCAATTGAGGTAAGAATAGGTTTAATAACAGATACAAATGTCTTTTCAAATTGAGTATTGTAATCAACATAGCTATTTAGATTTAACTCTCTTGGGAGATAGTCTACAAATGATATTACATTACTCTTAATTGGATTAGGCATTTTAAGATAAGTAAACTTAACTTTATCTCCACTTTCAATCATATTATATTTCTTATTTAGTCTTTTTTCTTTTATAACATTATTATGTACTAAAGAACCTCTTACGTGAATTGGAGTTCCTTTAGTGTATATAGTCCTTTTATCTGCCCACTTATCTAATTCGTGGATGCCTCTTGGGAATGATACCTCTTCTGCTAATGAACCATTAAATAAAGTTTTGAATTGAGCTATCTCTGATTGAACTGTCGCCTCATCCTTAGTAATGATTGTAGTAAACATATCCTTTAAGGCTTGCCTGCATATCGCCGGAGTCGATGATTTGATTGCTTCAATGCCCATAATCTTAAGTTTAGGCTTAGTATATCTAACTCCCTCATTGTCATGTACATTTAGTATGTACCGTTTCTTAGCTGTCCAGATACCTCTGTCAGCAATAACCTCTCTACCCATGACCATTTTATTAGACCTACCGCCAAGTCTATTAAATAAATCAGCATAAGCATCAATAAGAACATCTTCCAGTTTTCCAGAACAAACTTTATCAAGAAAATCAATAGGCTTAACAGGCTTAAGCTTATCAACAAGAGGACCCAAGTTGACATATACACTATCAGTGTCAATAGCAATAACATAATCACGGTTTCCATTATCATTTCCCATTAGTTTATTTAGATATTCATTAAGATGTTTTTCGGCCCACTTAATAGTTGCTTGGCCTGATAGTGTAATACCTTCCGCAATACGCATATCAAAATATCTAAACCATTTATTACCCATTGCTCCATACAAAGAGTTAAGTAGAATTTTAATTGCCATTTGTTTATTCTTGGCAATTGCTATTCGTTTTTCAATATCATATTTTTGAGTTTTACTACCATCAATGAGTTGTTCCATCTCTTGTTGGGCCTTAAGCATTTCATCTTTAACTCCTACCCGTTCGGCATATAACTCTTCAACAATCCTAGGTAACACCCCAGTTTTAGTTGTATCAAATCTAACACCATTGGCTGCCATGGCAGTACCTGGTACTTTATTAGTCATAGTTCCGGCTAAAATATTATCTGGAGTTACGCCTGGTTCAGTATTATGTAGTATAGTTTCTGGACTCATATTATATTGCATAATAAGAGATGGATATAGAGAGTTTAAGTCAAATGATACAACCCAATCATGCATTCCCACCATAGGATCTTTTACATAACCACCAGGATAATCACCTTTGTATGATTCATTGTTTTGAGGTATAGTAATATGTTGTTCAGATAAGTCTCGGTAAATAATTGAGTCCCAAATAGCAACAGTACCTAATACCTCCTCATAGTTAACACCACCTTTATAAGCCATAGTCATTGCAAGAACAATAAGGCCCATTTTATCCTCAAGCCTATCTACAATTTCAACGTCTTTAATGTTGTAGTCAATAAACTTTTGATAGTTGTTATGGTATAACTCATTTAAGTCACCAAATTCTTCATATGATAACTTTCGTTCACCAAGCTCAACATGAGCAATATGATCTAACTTATAAGATTCCTGAGTAGTATATGTGAATTTTTTATATAGTTCAATATAGTCCAACACAGCAATACCTTTTAAGTTAAATGTTTGCCTCTTTTTACCAAATGTTTCTATTTCCCTAAGCGAAATATCACCCCAAGGAGATAACTTTTTCATTACATCACTGCCACATATAGTTTTAATTCTATTAACTAGGTATGGTATATCAAAGAATCTTACATTCCACCCAGTAATAATATCTACTGAACTCATATGTAATGTATATCTTATAAGTAATTCCTTTTCATCATTACATTTGATATACTTGACTTGGTTGGTAGTCATATAAGATTTTTCTACATCATAATCACCACATCCAAAGACATAGTAAATATCATCAATGTTATTCTTACAAGTAATAGCAGTAACTTCCTGATCGGCAATATCCGGATGAGGAAACCCATCTTCAAATTTCGTTTCAATATCTATTGAAGTAATATTAATATGCTTTGGTTCCCATTTGATCTTACCAGGAAATTCCTGATAAAGATACTGAGCTACATAGTTAGTATTACCAAAGATTTTGAATTTGTCTACATCAGAATATTGTTTAACGAAGTCAGTTGCTTCTTTCATTGCCCCAAATGTTATTGGTTCAACATTGACATCATCCAATGACTTCCATTTTGACTTAGGATCTTTTGAGGATACATAGAGAGTTGGCTTGAATGGAATTGTGCGTTGCACACGTTTCCCATTTTCATAACCAAGATATCTAATGTTTTTGCCAAATCGATAGGCATTCGTATATATTTTATCAATCATATGTTAATATTATAACATATTCTTGACCAAAAGTAAACCCCAATTACGTAATTATTTTTTGTAGTGGTGCTTCAATTGAAGGAGCATCTCCAATCATGGATTTATATTTATCAATTAAACCAGGTTCTGGTTGTACAATAAACATAATATGTTCTACCTTAATATATAATTTCTCAATTGCACAATAACTCATATAAGGAGCAAAGGAAATTTTACCTTCCCCTGTTGGAATTAGTTGAACGGGATCTGTAACAGTAATTAAAGTTGTAGTATCATTTTGAATTTTGCAAAGGATTTCTTCGCCAGTTGTTAGTCTTACGAGTTGTATCATAATTTCTCCATTATATAATATAATGGCCATTAAGAGTATTAATGACCAGTAAAGTTGTTATTTAACCTAAAAGAAGTTCTTTGGCTCTTTCGCCAAATTCTCCAAGGTTAATAGTTTGAGGTTTATCTTCCTCTGGGATTTCATTTTCAAGACCAATTAATAATAATCCATTCACAATATCAGCACCTACCACTTTGATAGTTTCAGCTAATGTAAATGATCTACTAAAGTCTCTAGTTGAAATGCCCTTATGAACATATTCATCATTACGGTTATTTTCATATTCTTTATGTTTACCAGAAACAGTCAATATACCTTTTTCTAAAATCAAATCAATTTCATCTGATTTAAATCCAGCCACTGCGATTTCAATTAGATAATGATTATCATCTTTCTTCACCACATTATATGGTGGGTATGATTGTTTTTGTTGAGGGTTATTTAATGAATTGAATAATTCATCAAATCCAAAGAATAGATCTCTTTGAAATGTTGTCATATTTTTCTCCTGTTAAGCGAGTTTTAATTATAGAGCCACTCTTGTGACTCTTCCATATGTAAGCCCGAAGCACTTACAAATCTATTTATACAATTTATTTCACACCAATATTATATTTTGGGCATAATTCCCAATTACTTTTATCTTTATGTGAGATTATTTTAATTTGATTTAAAGGGGCAGTATCACCAATGGTCAATACAGTTTCTAATAAACCCCAATCAGACATAAGTTGTACTATTGTATTTCTTCTGCCCAAATCATTCTCAGTTAAATTAGATGGCTTACCATCCAATAAAAATAATTCTTTAAAATGTGTTATAAAATATCTACCTTGCTTATGTAATATATGACAAGATTGATATAGCTTTGAGTCTTTTTTAGATGCTACACCCATCCGAGTTAATGTTTCTCTGATTTTTAAAAAATCATCTGGTTCTCCTAAGATAACCTCTAACATCATATCAGGGTTCCAATTTACCAGTTCATCATTTTGTTCCACCATGATCTATTCTTTCCTTAATTAGCTTCAATTCATTTTTAGTTAGAAGCGAAAGAACATCTCTGGCCTTTTCATTAGAATATCCATAATACTTTTTGATAGATTTAATATCGTCAGACTCTGATGCCTTATTCCACTTCGAGAAACGTTTGCGCTTCCTAACAATATTTATAAGAAAGTTATACTGGGGTCCATTGTCAAGATGATGACTTATATTCATCTCATTTGCTTGTAAGACAGTATCAGGGAAATAAGATAATCCTCTATTGATCATAAAAGCAGGATAGTCTTTTTCATTTTCCAAGATATATTTCTTGGAATTATTAATCGAATTTAAGTAGTCGAATGGATTTTTACTCATGTTATTGACCTAATGATTGATTGAAATCTAATAACATCAAGAGCAATATCTGTTCTTGGGTCATGCAAATTTAATGTTTCCTCGTTGATGCCTTCAGGTATGAACATAGTACTTACATCATAACCCCAAGTTAATCCATCAATTAATGATCTCATATCTCTAACCTTCCACCAAGGATATGGTTCAACAATATTAAGTTGTTTACATAATGCTGTAATAATCATAGGATCAAATGTATTACCTCTAGTATATACATAAGCATTATTAGGATATTCAGCCAAGAATAAATGATTAAGATCCTTAAGTTCATGGTCTGAGGCTAATGGTTTAAGATTTGCCTCAACAATTTCATCACCTAAAGATTGCCACCATTCAAGAGTACTAGGATTAATAATTCTACTATAGTTCTTTACTTGGTCTGCGACATCAAATTTCATAAACTTAGCATCAGTTATGACTTCATTTAATGTGTACGGGTTATCCTTAAATCTATTAGTATCAAATGCATAACAAGCAACTGATAGTACTGGAAGAGTTTGTACATTAGTTCCTAATGTTTCAAAATCAAAAATAAAAGAATCATTCATTATTTAAATTGTCCTTGTGCCATAATTTCTGTAAGACATGCCACTGTGTTTAGTTCATGATCAGCAACAAATGCATCTTTATAAGAATAGTCAGCCAAAGTCATAACCAATTGAGGTATATAATTTGGATCTATATAATCTAACATATTATCATAAATCATTCTAAATAGTTTGGCACTTTCCATATCAATATTATCGGTTACCCATTTACGCATACCTTTAAAGTTTTTATTTTTAAGATCTGCCATTAGTGCTTTAATGGATGTTTCAGATAATGTAACAAGAATACCTGAGTCAATGGTGCCAGATATGCCATATCGTTGGCACTCATTAATAACTCTTCTCCAATCAGGAATGTATTTCATTATCAATTCGGCTAACACGGCAGGCTCGGCGATTACTTGTTCCTTAGTAAGGATATATTGTAACCTTTCCATAAACTGACCAGCAAGGGTTGCTTTGGAACCTACATTAAATTCATAAACAGAACATCGAGAATGTAATGGTTCGATAATCCTATTCTTGAAGTTACAGGTTAGAATAAACCTGCAATTATTACTAAACTCTTCAATGAATCCACGAAGAGCTGGTTGAGTAGACTGGGGGTTGAGATAGTCAGCTTCATCCAATATAACTACTTTGTATCCTCCCATAAGTGAAACAGTCGAAGCAAACTGTTTGATTTTACCACGGAGTGTATCAATGTTGCCATCCTCAGAACCATTAATAATAATATGGTCGAGTTCCAATTCATTACAAAGTGCTCTGGCCACAGTAGTTTTACCTACGCCTGCGGTACCTGTGAACATCATATTTGGAAGCTCGCCACCTTTGATTATTTCTTTAAATGTATTCTTTAACGAATTATCTAAAATACATTCAGTAATGGTGGCGGGTCTATATTTCTCGACCCAAAGGAAGTCTTTTCTCATTCATATCTCCATAGTAAATTTTAAAATTAGGGGGAGTATTCGCACACACTACTCCCGGAGTGCTAAAAGGCGGAGGTTATAACTTTTGCCCGTGCTTGTAATACTATTATAACATATTTCTGGTCAAATGTAAACCATTATTTTGTTAAATCTTCATAAAGTTCTTCAACATCATTGTTATTTGCTTGAACTTCTGCCATGTTTGACTTATATAAAATAGAAGCTACCTTTTTAAGTACCTTTTTATCTAATGTATATTTTTCAGCCAAGGCATTAATTGTTTCTTTGATGAATTCCTTTTCAGAATTAATTCTAATCATTGAATCCAATACA